CTTTTAAGAAACCTTGTTCGCCCGTGCCTTCGCGTTGCGCTTTAACCGCTTGGTTTTGTGCGCGTAGGTAGCGTTCTGTGGCATCGGCTAATGCGTTTTCACGGTCAACTAATTCCTTCTTTGCATCAGCATCTAAAAGGTTGTTGCGGTTAATTTCTTGAATAGCGTCTAACCGTTTTTGTTCTGCTAAATATAAATCTTTTGTTAGTTGCGCATCTTCCGACCGCATATCTTTTGTTTTTTGGTCAATAAATAGTAATTGATTTTTAATATCTAATTCGCGTTGTTCTTTTTCAATTCGCTTTGCGGCGTTTGTATATGCCGCAACTTCTTGACCTTCAATGTCAAAAAGTGTTTTTGCGTATTTCTGTTGCTCACGGTTTAAATCGTTAATTGCTTTTATTCTTGCGCGTTCAGCGGCATCAGCATCTTTATTACGCGCCGCAGTTACATTTCTTCCGCCACTAGCGGCGGGAGATTTGTTATCTACACGGCGTTCATCAACACCACTACGCCCGTAACTTTATTGGCATCAATTGCCGCTTGAACACCTTTAGTAACCAAGGTAATGGCGTTGTTAAAAGTATGCTCGATTTCATCAGCAATACCTTTAAACACAAACGCAACATTAGCACCAAGAACCGCAACCGTTTGAAATACAACTTTAAAAATACCACCAAGTGACACACCGTAGTCACTCATTGTTTTTATGTAGTCAATAGTCGATTTCAGGATTGGCCCAAGTTCGGTAGCCAACACTAGCATCACATCACGGGATGTTTGCGCCAACAAATCATAAGTATCTGCCGCGGCTTTAATTGCTTTTTCTTGTTCTGCAATAAGCGGGTTGGCTTGCGCCATCTTGTCAGCAAAGCCAACCATGTCAACGCCTTTGGCGGCTTTACCAAAAACCTCCATTGCGTTGGCGTTACGCGTAATTGGGTCTTCAACTTTGGCTAAGTTGGTTGCCAACTTATTTAGCAATTCTTCTTGAGAAAGTTTGCCCAAGTCTTGCAAAGTAACGCCCAATGCTTTGGCGGTTTTCTGCGCTTGTTCTGAACCGCCCGCGGCATCATCAATAAACTTGGCAAACGCGGATAGCATCTTGCCCGCGTTGTCGGCTTTGCCACCTGAATTAGCAAGGGCGTTAGATAGCTGTAAAACCGTGCCTATGGCTACTTCGTTGGCTTCGGCTACATCAGCTAGTTCATCGGCGTATTGAAGTGCGGCGGCACTAGCGGCAACCAATGCAGTCGCGCCAATCTTTCCAAACTTTTCTGCGGATTCGCTAAACTTTTCTAACTTTTTGCCCGCGGCTTCAATACCTCTATTGAATTCCGCGGTATCTATACCTAGGGCTACGCCAAGGCGGGCAATCATATTAGCCATCTTTTACCCCAAACTTTGTTTTATCAAATCCGTTTGCCTGTGACATAAACGCCAAAAGGCTATCATTTACTGCCGCCTTTTGTTGTTCTTCGGTCAAAGGCGGGTAGATGTAATCATACGCACTACCTAAAATGTTGGCTAGTTTATAAGGCGGCGAACTTGCGGGGCGCATATAGTTAAACACCCCGTTGGTTAGGGATGCTATTTGCGTAAGAATTCCGTAATTTCCAACCATTCCATCGGCATACATTGTTTGTATGTTTGCCAATGTCACATCGTCTAATTCTTCAATTGTTTCTAAGGTATGCCCGTTGAAAATCATCGCCGCTAGGCATTGGCTTTTCAACGAGCCTATTAGTTTCCCCGCGCTTCCCTGTAGGTTGGACTAATAACTTCGCCAATCTTTTCAACGATTAGCATTTGTACGGCAATTGGGAATTCTTCTTCAATATCCGCGTAGGTCAAATCGTCAAGGGTTACGCCTTCCATTTCAGGAACTAGTAACTTAAAGAATTCGGTAATACGGGCTTCGGTGATGGCTTTGTTTTTAGCCGCTTCACGCATCGAACGCCCTTCAACCAAAATGTCATCATCGGTAAATTCAAAATCTTCGGTTTGATTGTTTTCAAACTGACGCAATGGCGCTGTGATTTCTTGATAGATTTTCTTTACCATTTCTTCAGCAGGGTCGGAAACCTTTTTGTAGATTGCATCCGATTCGGCAACCAAAGGGATGCGAACTTTAAAGGTATGCCCATTCAACACGAACGAACGGGTTAAAAGGTCTTTTCGTTTTGCTTGGTACTTTTCACCAAATGCCGAACCTAGTTTTGTCATTTATTTTTTATCCTGTATTTACTAATACGCCTTGCCAAAATTTCCCCTAGCCGCTTGGCGGTTTGGTCGGCTTGGGATTCCAAAGCAGGGCGTAGGAATGGTTGCGCACCATTTCTAGCCGTGCCAAATTCTTGTGCTATTGCACGGGCATCCGATAGAACGCCCACTTGCCGTTTTGCTTCTTTTAACTTGCGGTTGTAAGCGGCTTTATCGGTTTCATACAACGATGCGTTTGATTCGTAAAACTCTTTCTTAAGTTTTTTCTTAAACGCTTTTGTTGTGACCACCGCAATAACGGCATCGTTTTCGTTGATGTACTTAGAACGAATGTCGCGCTTGGTTGGGCGGCGGGCTTCCACTTGCATGGTACTAGCCAAATCGCCTGTGTCTTTTGGCGCGTTCATCTTCGCCATCAACAACACGGGTTTCATTGCCTCCCGTGCGGCAGGGACAAGAATAGAACTTCGTGCTTTCTTGTCGCCAATTTCATCGGCTAGTTCCCCAAAAGCGGCTAGTACATCTTTCAAGCCTTCGATTTTGTAGGTAACGCCCGACATACTTAACCCATCGGTTTAATAATCTTTTGGTACAACGCGTTGTTTAGCGTGTGTACATAATCTACGATTTGTTCAGGCGTGAATTTATCCGCATGGTTTGCGGCAATCTCATGCGCCAATGTAATCGCGGTTAGTTTCTGCTGAGTAAACCCAAACCAATCCTTTCGGGTGTCGGTTTGGGTTACTAGGAAACTCAATAAGTCGCTACTGTCTTTTATTGTTGTGTTTGTCATATTAAGTGTTGTTAGACCAACCGTATTGATTGCCACGGGGGTGAACCGTGAAATTGCATTTTGCTTCGGCGCTTGGGCTTGCATCAATTGTGAATTGAGATACGCGACCTGTAAACGCATAGGCAACGGTATTAGCGCCCGCTGTAGCAGTAACTACAAAAGTGCGGTCAATAACGCCTGATTCAGCATCGCCACGAATCAGCAACAAAGCCGCATCGCTAGGATTCCAAGCGGCGGTAATGCTAAGTGATGTTGGGGCAGATTGCGTTGGGATTTTGTCAGATTGACGCGAACCCGCAACGCTGAAGTTTGCAACCGCATCATCTTGACCAAATGCGGGTACGGCTTCAACGGGAACGAGAATACCGTCAGTACCAGTACCATTAGCGGCAGTACCTACGATGTCGCCAATTGTGCCTGTCCATGTGTCCAAGTCAGCGGCGGGAACGGCAGTAGGCGTAGCGCCTGATTGCATCCAAAGGGCGGCAGAAAATCCGGGCAGTACTTTATTTGGGAGAGCCATTTTTGTATCCTTAAAAAGAATGGTTAATCGAACTATCTTGTCAGGTTGGTATATCTAGTGTGCAATCAAGAAAAACCTGTGCAAGTTTTTCATCATTGTCGTAAGTGTTGTAGAGCCAAAAAACATCGGCTTTAGACACTTGAAACCCATTGGTCGCACCACCAAACAAACCACTATATCCGTGCAAGGATTGTAGTATCTGATTGGAAATAGTGAAACCATCTTCTATTTGTTGCGTGAAAATACTTATCTGAAATGTTGGGCGGTCAATACCTTTTACGGATTGAACTGGGCCTGTATAAACATCCTGATGAACATTTCGTAGCATCCAAACAATGAACTTAGGTTCGGTTGCAAAGTTACGGTTAAACGCGGCGTAAACGGGTACGGGCGTAACAATGCTTTGCAGTTGGTACTGAATCGCTTTGCCGTACTGAACGGGATTTTGTTGCGTTGCCATTTATACCGCCGTAACTGGGTCAGTTCTGTAAGCAATGATGACCACCATCATCCTATCGTCAGATTCGCGGATGTTGTCAATGCGCCAATCAAACCCGTTATAGGTGATTGAATACAAGTTTTGGTTACGCACCATTTCACGCGTATTGGGCGTGTAGTTCAAAGTGAAATTAACCACATCTTGATAAAGGCGGTACTTTTCAGAAATCTTCAAACTGTTTGCAACGGAATGAACACGCGCACGGGTTTTAAACCAAAGCGTTTTCGCTGTGCTTTGTTCGCCAAAATCACTTTTAGCAAACGCTAGGTTGTTAACCTCAATCTGTTCAAACCGTGCAATTGCCATTACATCACCTCTTTCAAATCATAACCAACCCATTTACTTTTAGTTGGTTTATTTTTAAGAAGATAAGAAATGCTACCCAAGGGAATTCCTGTTTGTTTGCTTGCTTCTTTCCAACTTGCATAAACAACATTATTAACCATTAAAGGCTTGGAATTTGCTAAAGA